TTTAAGAAAGAAAAACCCTGATTTACAAGAAGAAGAAATACAAGGCATTGTAGAACAAATAGATGCTGAACAACCTTCAGAAGAAGGGTTATTAATTGATGAAATTATTAAGGCACAACAATAATGGCTGATTTAGACTTCTATCAAAAAGATATGGAGAAAATCCAAAAGAAACTTTTGAATAAGATTGAAAAAGTATTAGGTGGATTGGTTGTATTGAATGATACACAATTAGCAACTGCATTTAAGCAGATTGACTTTGTTGATGAGTTAAATAAGTTAGGATTTCCTGCTTTACTTGAAAAAGTAAGAACAACATACAACAAACAAGCAGTAACTGCAATAAGTGGACTGGGTGCAGTTCAACGAAGTAAACAAACAGTAGCAGCAGTCCAGGCAATAGAAGTATTAGCAATTTTAGACTTATCTACTATATCAGCAGGTGTAACGAAGTATGCTAATGAATTAAAGACTGCGATGTTTAGAGGATTACTTACTGGACAAAGTTCTGCAAGTATTATGGCAGGACTAACCGAAACCTATGGAGTAGGTAGATCATTAAGTAGCAAACAACAAGTCATGTTGTTGCAAGATAGTTTTGCACGATTTAGTAGAACAACTACTGCAAAGTTATTTGAAGATGTCCCTGAACAAAAGTTTTTATATGTCGGACCAGAAGATGAAGTAACAAGAGATGTGTGCATTCAAACACTGTCAATGCAAGGGGAAGGCATGACAGCAGAAGAAATAGATAGCAATTCACCAGTAGCATTTGGAGATGGTGGTGGGTTTAATTGCAGACACGAATGGATACCAGTATAATGAAAGCAAGAGATATAGCAAACTTTACAAAAACTAATTGGGGACAATTAGCATCTCATGCAAGAGGATTAATCGTTAAAGACATGAATGATGGTGTGATGCAGAATGGTATTAAAAAATACAATAGAAATAAAGCATCTAAAGAATATGCAAAGAAAAAAGCAACTGGTGCATTAGGAAAATTTAGAAAGAGTGATAGAGTAACCATGTTATTAAGTGGTGAAACAGCAAGAAGAATAAGACCTGAAGGCAAAAAAGATAGAGCAATATTAGTATTTGAAAGAGGCGACATAGTAGATGCCAATGAAAAAAGAGGATATGTCATCGCAGATTTAAGTGGTAAGAATAGAGATAAATCTGTTGATTTCTTGCAAAGAATTGTTGATAGGAATGTAAAGAAATATGAAAGCAAACCTGTCAAGATTAAAATAGGTAAATAAACATAAGGGGGCAGAATGTCCGAAGAAAACACACAAGTAGTGGAAGAAACAATAGTAGAAACAGAAGCAGTAGCCGAAACTCCTACACAGGATAGTAATTCAGGCGAACTAATTGCAGAAAGCAAGAAGTATCGTCAAAGGGCTCAAACAGCAGAAGCCGAGTTAAAAGAACTCAAAGACAATCAGAAACTTCAAGAACAAAAACAACTTGAAGCAAAAGAGGAGTTCAAAACTTTGTATGAAAGCACAAAAGCTGAAAACGAAGCACTTAAACCAAAAGTCGAAAAGTTTGAGATGCAGGAAAAACAAAGAAGAGAACATTTGCTGTCCCAACTTTCAGAGGAAGATCAAGAAATATATCAAGACTTATCTACAATTAAATTAGAGAAGCACATTGAAAGATTGGGTAACAAAAAAGTGCAAGTAAGTGATGCTAAAGAAGTAACTTCTTCAGGGAAGTTTGCAGGAAACACTAAATTTGCTGATTTATCTGAAGAAGATAGACAAAAAGCAAAGAAGAATCCTAAACTTTGGCAACAGATTGTAGATGGGTATCAAAATTAAGGAGTAAAAAATGGCTGATGGAAATGTAACACCAACCACTGCTGCCAATTTTATACCTGAACTTTGGAGAGATGCTATTTTAGATTATGCTGAAAGAAAGTTTGATCTAAAAAATAGAGTATTAGATTTCTCTTCAATGCTATCAGGTGGTGGCGACATACTACATATCCCTAAAGTAACTGAAGAAACTGCAGCTGCTAAATCAGCAGGAACTGCAGTAACTTACACAAACAATACTGATGGGAAAATTGATTTAACAGTTGATCAACATCATTACGAAGCAAAAAGAATTGATGACATCGTGAAGGTTCAAGAATCTGCAGATTTATTCAATGCTTATGCCCAATCAATGGGTTATGCTTTAGCAAAGAAAGTAGAAAACTACATCGCAGTAGATATTCTACAAGCTGCTACAGGTAATGATGTAACTCTTGCTGCTGATAATACTGCAACTACTGCTTTAGTAAGAAGTGGTTTGCAAAAACTATTAGATGCTGGATATGATTACACAGATGGAGATACATTTATGTATGCTTCACCTGCATTCTATATGAGTATGCTTTCTTTAGGCGACTTCACAGATAGTAGCAAAAGAGGCGATTCTGCTAATCCTAATGTTTCAGGAAAAGTAATCCAAGCTTATGGCATGGATATTATTCCAAGTGTTGATTGGGACGATGATGGTGGAACAGGTGACGAAAGTGCAACTATTTTCAATAGAAATGGTGTGTATTTCGCACAACAAGTAGCTCCAAGAGTGCAAAGTGCTTACGATATTGATCATTTAGCAACTTCAGTAGTTGCTGATGTTCTTTTCGGAGCAGTTCTATCTCATGGTGCTTCAAGCACTTCACTACCAGTAGTGAATTTCAATAATCCATAAGGATAGTTGAAAACAGGTTAAATATGGGGGTAATTTATTTTACCCCTATATTACCATTAAAAAGTAATTTGGAAGGGAAATAGATGCCATTATACGAATATAAATGCGAGTGTGGAAAGGTTTTTGACTACATACAAGGCATTCATGATGAAAAACTAACGAAATGCCCAACCGAATTTGAATGCAACCCCAACCATAAAGTAAAACGACTCATCAGTAGTCCTACAATTATTTCTGATGATATTGGTAGGGGAGTAAAACGAATGACTGATAAAAAATTATACAAAGAATTGGATATTGATTAATGAGTGCTAACACAAATATTGGAAATACACCTGTCAATCAGGGATATGTTCAACTGATCCATACTGGAGAAACTGGAGGAGTAGATGGAACACTTCGCACTTTATATGATGGTGATGGCACAGCTTCAGACTTACAGATTGCAAGTAATAAAGTTAAAGTATCAACTACACTTTATATTGGTTCAGACACTTTACAAGAATATATACAAGATACAGTTGGTGCTATGTTGGTTACCAATGCAAGTCATACTAATTTATCTGCTGCCTATGATGATGCAGGTGATGGTGCTATTGACTTAACAGCATCAGGAGAAGTAACTCTTACAGGCACACAAACACTTACAAACAAAACTTTAACTGCCCCAACCTTAACTGGCACAACACAAGGGGCAAGTATCACTCTATCAGGAGATTTAACAGTAAATGGAACAACCACTACTGTTAACCAAACAAATTTAGATGTATCAGATAATATTATAGGATTAAATCGTGGGTCAGGCTCTAATGCTAATGATAGTGGTTTAATCATAGAACGAGGTAGCACAGGCGATAATGCTGCAATTATATGGGACGAATCTGCTGATAAATTTACATTAGGAACAACGACTTCAACTCCAAGTGCTACTGGTGATCTAACCATATCTACTGGAACACTTGTAGCAACCATTGAAGGAAATGTAACTGGAAATGTTACTGGGAGTGCAAGTCTTAACTTATTAACATCTAATAACTTATCAGATTTGGCAAGTGCTTCTACTGCAAGAAGTAATTTAGGATTAGGTAGTCTTGCTACTTTATCTACTGTGAATGCTTCTACAATTACTGATAATTCAGTAGGGGCAGATGAGTTAAATGTTTCAGGTGATGGATCATCAGGACAAGCATTATTATCTGATGGAGATGGAACATTTAGTTGGGGGTCAGGTGGAGCAATTACTGCACTTAACAATGCTACTGCAAATGAATTAGTAACAGTAGGTTCTACTACAACAGAATTAGATGCAGAAGCCAATCTTACTTTTGATGGAAGCACTTTAGCATTAACTGGAGATTTAACTATTACTGGTGGTAGTTTAACATTACCAGTTGCTGAAAAACTATTCTTTGGTGGTGGCACACATACTTATATCGGAGAAGATGTTGATGATAGATTAAGATTTTTTACTGGTGGTGCTGAATTTATGCGATTTACTGAAGATACTGCCAATATCCTTTCTTTATATCAAAATACATATTTAAATGATGATTTAAAATTATACTTTGGCTCACATTCTGATGTTTACCTTTACTATGCTGGAACTGATAATGATTTCTATATCAGAAATGCTAATGGGGATACTATTATAAGAAACGATGCTACTGATGCAGATATTATATTTAGTAATGATGATGGTAGTGGTGGAAATGATAACTATATGGTTATTGATGGTGGAGCAACATCTATTGATTTATTAAAAGATACAAGATTAGCATCTGCTAAAAAACTTTTCCTTGATGGTGGTGGTAATACTTATCTATGGCATAATGATGCTGATAGTGTTTATATGACTGTTGGTGGTGCAAATGTAATGAGATTTTATGAAACCAGTGATATAGGATATGCTTATGCTCCTGATAACTACTATGTTGG